GGGCGACCGCGTAGAAGGCGATGATCTCGCCGCGGTCGCCGGCAGCCGGGACGTGCTCGAGCTTCTCGTCGAGTCCGAACTGGTAGCGGAAGACGTCCTTCGCGCAAACCTCGTGCGCGGAGATCGAAACGACCTCGCCGCTGTTCCGGGCGAGGGTGATCAGCCCCTTGTAGCCGGGGATGAACTGCACCTTACCCTTGAAGGGGACCAGGTACGCCTGGCCGAGAACGCCGTCCGGCTCGAGGCCGAGCTGCGCGCAGGTGATGATCGCTCGGTAGAGGCTCGTGCGATCGCAGTCGAGCAGCGCCGGCGTCGTCTGAATCGCCGTCATGGCGACTCGCACGAGTCGATCGGGCGAGAGGTGCTTCGGGAGAGCCAGAGCCATCTGCGGCTTCAGCTTCTCCAGCGCCTGGCGCACCGAGTCGATCGGCTTGAGAGCCTTGGGCTGCGTCGATTCGAGTCCGGCCTCGGGGGCCGTGGCGGTGGCGGTTGTCATGGTTACTTCGCTCCTTTCTTCTTCGGTGGCTTCGCTTCGATCGGGAAGATGCGGAAGTCGCGATACGGCTTCCGCACGTAGGACACCGGTCCGCCTTCGACGTTGCCGGCGCTCACCTTGAAGTCTTGGGCGAACGCGATCTCGGCGTCGCCGATGATTGTCAGGATCTCGGCTTTGACGGCATCCTTTCGACCGGCGGCGGATTTCTCGTCGGCGCCGGCCGCCTTGTAGAGCTGGCAGAGCTCTGTGAGGCGCGCGTTGTCAGTGAGGTCCGCCACCTTGCCCGGCTGAGAGCTGCCGAACAGGATGCGGATCGTGTCGAGATCGCGCTCGAAGTCCGGATGCGGCTCGTCGTTCGCGGCGATCGACTGCCAGAAGCTCGCGACCTCACGCTCGAGCTTGCTGATCGTCGGTTCGTGGCGCGGGTAGTCGAAGATTTCGAGCTTGTTTCCGCCGATCAGCACGCCGAGCGCGCCCCACGAGTAGCCGGTGCAAGCGAGCTCGTGCTGCAGCTGCAGCTGGTAGTAGATCGGCGGCTTGCCGTCCTCCCACGCTTGGCGAAAGACCAGGCCGTCGATGTTCTTGACCTGCACCAGGCCACGGCCGCGCGGGTGATCGAGGATCTCGAAGTCGGGCGAAGCGCCCATGCCGGCGATGCTCGGGTGCTGCGCGTAGCGGTGGACCTTCTGCAGCGGCCAGCCGGTGCGCTCGGAGATGCCGGCTCCGATCGCGGGTTCGAGGACGGTTCCCCAGAATACGCGGTCGTTGTCGGAGAGATCATCCTCCGGTAGATTGCCCTTCTTCCGGTGCCAGAGCTCGAAGCGCGTTAGGAAGGGGTGCAGGTCGAACAGTGCGGCGACCTCGGACCCTCCGACATGGTGCGGGCGCAGCGCGGCCTGCTCGGCGGAGAGCGTCGTGACGGTGGAGACGCTCACCTTGCCGGCCCCTTGACCAGCTTGGCCCGCATCTCTTCGAGCTCGCCAAGCCGCTCATTGAGGATCTTCCGGCGCAAGTCGTGAGACATGCCGGCCTTTGAGAGCTGGACGCCGCGGCGAAGGTAGGCGAGCTCGATCTCGATCGCGCGCCGGCGGAGGTCGATCGCGCTCAGCAGGTGGTAGAGCAGCCGCTGCGCGCGATAGAAGTTCCGCGCGTGAATCAGCTGCCGGCGGATCCAGGCGATCACGACAGCGCCTCCACTTCCGTTGCGGTCGACATCGTCATGTGCTTCTTTCCGCCGGTGATCTCGACAACCTTCTCGACCGTCTCGCCCTCGGCGTCCACCAGGCGGGCGACGAAGCGCCGCGCGCCTTGTCTGACCTCGACGGTGGCGGCGACGGGGGAGAGGGCGACGAGTTTCCCGACCAGCGAGCCGCACCGAAACGGCGTGCCGATACGCAGCTGGTCGAGCCGGACCATGGCGGCGGCGCTCACGCCACGCTCCGCTTGCGCAGGCGCCAGATCCGGTCGCCGAGCGCCTGGCGCTGCTCGCCGCTGGTCGCGCGCTCGAGCTCCCGATTGAAGGACGCCGACGCGAGCGGCTCGGCGATGCCGGCGAGGACCTTCTCGGCGCGGATCAGCCCGAACGCGAGGGCCGACCGAGTCCAGTCGTACGCGCGCAGCTTCACGACGCGGCGACCTCTTCGAGCTCGGGCATCGGATGGTGACGAACGGCGAGCGGCCCGTTCGTCGGCGATTCCGTGATGGCGTAAAGCCCGTACTCGACGCACAGCTGGGCGAGCTCCTCGCGCCGCTCCGGGTCGAGAGAAGCGTAGAAGCGCGGGTCGACTGCCACGACGCCGTCGGGGTTCGCCTGAGCGAACACCCTGAGCGCTGCCCGCACGCGCTGGCCTTCGCTCTGGCGCGTGTCGAAATCGAGCGCTTCGCCGTTCGGACCGAGAACGCAGAGCGCGCCGTCGACGACGGTGAAGCCCTTGGCGGCCGTACCGGAGAGCAGAAGGCCAAGGCGGTCGCGCACCGTTGTCGCCAGCGCTTCGAGGATCTCGGCGCGCTGTGCCATCTCCTTCGCCTCCTGGCGCGCCATCGCCTCGGCGTCGCGGTTGCCCAGGAACTCAGCGGAGTAGCGGGCGCGCACCGTCCGGTCTCGCGCCTCTTCGAGGCGGACGCGGAGATTTTCGACCTCGGCTGGCGTCGGCCCCTCGACGGGCTGCTCGAGAATCGTCGCCTGTCGCTCCCAAGTGCGCAGCCGCTCGGCTTCGTCCGCCTTGGACTTCTGCAGCAGCTGCAGGTCCTGGCGGGCGGCGGCCATCGTCTCGCGGTGCTGCGCGATGCGCCGCTCGAGGTCTCGTAGGTGCTGCTGCATCTCCTCGAGCCGTTGGTCGGCCGCGGCGACGGCGTTGGCCCGGATCTCGATGTCGACGTCGAACCGGGAGGGGTCCGGCTTCTCGCCGAGCGAGGTTTTGACCTCCGCCTGGCGCTGCTCGAGCTCGATTCGCTGGCGGGCCGTCACGCGCGCCGTCTCGAACATGCGCGACACGTCCCGCTCCTGCTGCTCGGCCTCGGCCGGCGTCAGACCTTCGAGGAGCCGGTCGAGCCCGCCGAGCTTGCGCACCGCCTCGGCGGCGAGGAGCTCGTGGGCATCACCGCGGCCCGTGGCGGCCTCGCTCGCTGCCTGGCTCTGCCGCTTCGACTCGTGGGCGACCGCGCGGACCTTCTCGGCGGCGCGCAGCAGATCGTCGATCAGCTCGCCCTTGCATTGATGCAGCGCGATTCGGGCGACTTCTTTGTCGCCGGCGAGCGTGGCGATCGCTTCCTCGGTCACCGGCAGCCGGCAGATCTTGAGCAAGGCCCGGATTCGCGCGGCGTTGCGCGCCTTCGGGTCGGAGATGCCCGGGTCGATCAGCTCGGCGAGCGGTCCGACGTCGGCGATCGAGACATCGGCCACACCGCTGCGCCGCGTGGCCTGGCGGACGATCAGCTTGACACCGCTCGTCGTCTCTTCGACAGAACCCTCTTCCTCGCCGTCGCGGGGCTCGAGCGGGATTTCGGCGCCGAAGAGGCGCGCGGCCGCATTCATGCTCGAGCTCTTGCCCTGGCCGTTCTCGCCGACGAGCTCGGTGACGCCGAGCTTCAGCGGGAAGTCGAACCGGGTGATGCCACCGATGTTCTCGATCACGATGTGTTTCGCGGTGGAATTCGTGTTACCCTTGCTCTTCATCGCAGCAGTTCCTTTCTCGGCTCGGTTCGCTCGCGGCGACCGGGCCGAAGCTCTTTTCAGGCGGGCTGGATCGCCCGCAGGCCACTGCTCCCGATCGCGACTTGCACTTCGCGCCGCAGCCGGTGCAGCCGTTCGATTCCCTCTTGGATCTCGCGCTCGATCTGAGCGCCTTCCTCAGCAGTAATCTCCCCGTCGGCCACTGCGGCGACGGTCGCCGCAATCGCCTGCGCGCTCTCGACGTTCGCCTCTGCAGCGGCGAGAAGGATGCCGACCGCCGTGCCCGCCGCTACTCGCGGGAAGGCGTCTGCCGAGAGGGCGTCGAGGATCGGCCGGCAAAGTCCAAGCCGCCGCTGGAAGGACCAGCCCAAGGCGGCGGCGCCGTAGAGCATTCGGCAGAGGGTGTCGAGCGCGGAGCGGCGGTCGTCGTGCCGCTCGCGCTGGTGATTGACGACGCGCGGCGAAAGATCCGAGCGGTGCGCGAGGGCCTCGGCGTCGCGATCGATGAATTCGTCGGCGGCGAACCGGCAGCGACGCTCGAGATCGCCGGGCACCGCGCCCGAGTCAATGAACGTGCGCTCTCGCGGCCCGCGGCTCAATCTCGCGGTCATGGGGTCAACGCCCACCGTCTGCGGCGACTGGACGCCGGTCGGACTTGTGACGGCGCGATTGCTGCTCGCGTGGATCGAGGCTGAAGTCCAGGCCGAACATGCCGAGCAGCGACGCGCGCGAGCAGCGCAGAATCCCGGCGAGCAGCTGACACCGCCGCTCGCTTGGCCGGTGGCCGTAGCGTTCCCAGCCACGGACGGTGCTCCAGCTGGTCGGACAGTTGCGGCGTGTCAGCTCGAAGGCGATCATCCGGCGCGTCAAGTGCAGCTCTTTCCGCCGCGCCGTGAAGCTCGGCCAGCAGCTCGCCCGACGGCAGCCGATCAGCCAAAGACCACGAGACGCGGCCGGGGAGAGAGCGGAGCGGATCATCGTGCATTTCCGCTCTCTCCCCGGCGCGACCGCGCAGCGGGCGTCGTCTCGACGGCCGTGCGCGTAGCTGAGGGTCGTGGCGTCGCCCGGCTGGCGACGCGCGTGGAGCCTTGCGAGAGGAACGAGCGACGGGAGGCGGCGAAGGCGCACACGATCTCGTCGACCGAGACGCCGAGCGCTTTGGCGAGCGCGGCGCCGACCGAGAGCGAGGGCTCCGCTGAGCCGCGCAGGTATCCGAGAATCGTGTTTCGATGCACCCCGATCTGACGCGCCAGTTCGGAGGCCGCGCGATCCTGCCGCGAGAGCAGGGAGCGGAGGGTCGGCGCAGTCATGGCACCACCAGCCAGACCATCTCGATGCAGCACCAGACGAGCGCGAACACCACAGAGGCGCCGAAGGCGATGCCGGCGCGCAAGGCCCAAAGCGGCACCGGGCGGAGGAGAACCGGACTCATGACGCGGCCGGCTCCTCGACCGGCTCCCATACGGCGCAAACGTGATGTTCGAACGCGGCGAGAATCGCTTCGATGGCAGAGGAAAAGGTGCCCAGCTCGGGCGCGAGCACGAGGTGGTATCGAGTCACGACGCCGCCTCGATCGACTGCGGCACCCACGCCGACGGGGGGATCTCGAACACCTTCTCGATGGCGAGTGCGGTCGCTAGGCCGGGGTTCTTCTGTCCGGTCTCGATGAGATGCCAGAACGAAGCAGAGATCCCGACGAGCTCGGCGGCTTGTTCCTGCGTCAGATCGCGCCGCCGGCGCTGCACAGCGAGAACTTCTGCAGGCGTAAGGTCAGGAAGCATGGCAAAACGATAGGCCGCCACACTTCCGATTGTCAATACCTTTGGCTACATTTTCTTTCGGTGTGCATAACTTACTGAAATGCCGCGCCTTAGAGAGCAGGAGGGCTACAATTTCGGCGCTTTGACGACTCTTTTCGGCGATCTAGGGCCGCTTCTTCGACAGCTTCGACGGCGCGCGGAGCGGAGCCAGGCGGAGGCTGCGGCGCACATCGGCAAGACGCCGCGCGTGATCTCTGGCTACGAGTCGGGTGAGATCGCGCCGTCGGGCGACACCTTCGATCGCCTGCTCGTCTTCTACGGCATCGCTGACCTGGTGCAGCTCCAGGGCGAGATCGACGCGATTCGTGGTGGAGCGCGACTCGAACCGCGCGAGAGCGCTCCCTCGTTGACGGATGCGAAGCGCGAGCAGCTCGTCGACCTGCTGCTCGACTATCATCGGTTGAAGCGCGAAGAGGAGCAGCGCGCCGCAAGCGCTGGTGCTCAATCGAAGGAAAACCACGACACCTAGCCCTGTTGACTCATCGCCGGAGGATCGCCATGCTCGGACAGCTCGCAGTAGCTCGTCGTGACCTTGCGACCGCGCCACTCGACGCCACCCAGGCGCCGGGCGATCCACAAGGGAGCGAGCGATGGAGGCGAAGCGCGAAGCGAAGGCAGTCCTCGAAGTCCTCGGAATCGAACAGACAGAAACGGCGGTCGCTCTCGCGGCCTGTTGGATCGAAGTGCTTCGCGCTGCTCTTGGTTCTCTCGCTGACGCCGCTCGCAGCTGACGCGGCGACAGTGCCCACCGCAGAGATCAACGAAGAGACAGCGAAATCCTGCACGCTCGTCGGGTTGATCCGCGCGAAGGAGATCGAGGGCGCGAAAGTGCCGGCGCGCGAGGCGGCGTTCAAGAAGACTCAGAAGCTCGGCGGTACTGGCGTGCTCTTCGTCGCGCCGTCCGATGACAACGCGACCGACTCGAACCGGATTGCGGCGAAGGCCTACCGCTGCCCGCCACCAGCCGCGATCGAGGCCGACGAGAAGATGGTCGAGGGCTGCCAATTCCTCGGCACCGTGACCGGCCAGAGCCTGTGGGGAGGTCTCATGAACCAGCTCGCGACCAAGGAAGTCAAAGACGACGCCAAGCGCCAGGCGGCAAAACTCGGCGCCACGCACCTCGTCTTCATCGCGATCGAAACCGGCGGCGGCAGGCCGGCAGGCAGCGCCACCGCTCGGGCTTACAGCTGCGCGAAGAAGCCGGCGACGCCATGATGCGCCGCGCCTGGCTGGCGGCTGTTTCTCTCGCGGCAGTAGTCGGCTCTGCAGCCGGGCAACAGCTGCAGGAATTCCTGCCGGCCGGCCCCGACTCGAAGATCCCGAAGCGCGCCGAGCAGCGCTGCCCACTCCGGTTCGAGATCCCGCTCAGCAACTGGCTCGCGAGTAAATCGAAGGCGCCGTGGGTCGTGGCGCGGACGCGCTTGATGGCCGAATGCAACGGGGCGACTCTGCAATCCGTGACGATCACGCGCCAGCTTTCCGCAAGTTGGCGGAAGGATGGAATCACCGTAGCCCCACGGGTCTATCTTGCCGAGGGAGCAGATCAGCGCATCGGAATTCAAGTTTCAATCTTCGCGGACGGAACCGAAGTCTCGGCGCGAGCCGATTCTCTGCCGGGCGACGCTGGAGAATCGAACTGGGGCGATCCGCTCTACTTGGCGATTCCGCCGGATGCGACGGCGCCGAGTCTCCGAATCGAAGTCACCTTCACGCCGCGATGACCAAGCGCAAGCCCGTCCGCGGCCAGATCCGCGGCACCCCGTTCAAGATCGGCCTCGGCAAGACGACGAAGCATGGACCCGGCAGCTTCTCGATCGGCATCGAGCTCGAGCAGTTCATGTACCCGATCGACGGGGGAGGGGAGTCGGCGCCGAAATCAGAAGCGCCGGCCAGAGAGTCAAGAGACACCGACCAGGCCGAAGAGCTGCCGCGTCGCAAGCGCGCCTAGAGGTCGCCCCAGAACAGCCTCGTTCGCTTGCGAGGTTTGCCGGTGGCGCGATGATGATCTCGCGCGGCTATCTCTCCTCGCCGAAAAGCTCCTGCGCCAACGTCGCGCGCAGGAGAGGTAAATCGACCGAAGCGAAGCCATCGTCGCGCCTCGCGCATCTAATGGAACGCGCGCGCGCGCGGTCTTGAGTCTCTAAGAGAGACATAGAAGCATTCCATTATCCATATACCAGTAATTTGCTCGCTTTTTGCTACTCGATTTGCCGCAGCAAAATCCCAAAAACGAACACACGATCATTGAATCGAAAGCAGTTGTTGGCTTTCGAGCGAGCCGAAGATTTCGCACTTAGACTCAACTTGATCACGCATTTCGCGAAGATCTGTTCGTGGATAAGTGACAAGTCACTTTGCTCGCCAGTCGTATCCTACGCATCGGGGCAGGGGAACTCAGAGCCGTGACGTAGCAGAGCGAACCTGCTCTCTCGCTGGACCGCTGTCCCAGCGAATCTCTCTTCGCGGCGTGAGGTGTGGGTGGCGACGAACGACGCACGGTGGAGCAGCGGTAGCTCGTCAGGTTCATACCCTGAAGGTCGCCGGTTCGAGTCCGGCCCGTGCAACCAAGTCGTCCCATGCGCGCCGTGAAACGAAGCGGGCCGCGCGAGCGCGAACGCAAGTTCGTCGAGTTCTACATGGGCAAAGCTGCCGGAAACGGGAAGCTCGCCGCCAAACTCGCAGGCTACAAAGGCACCGAACATTCGCGCGAGACGACCGCTTCGCGGCTGCTGAGAAAAGCGGAGGTGCGAGCGGCGATCGAGGCACGCGTGAAGTCCGATCCCGCCGTCGCGACTCGCGAGGACCGTCAGCGCTTCTGGACTGAAGTGATGAACGGCAAGCAGGGCGGAAAGCGCGTGCGGATGGCCGACCGGCTGAAGGCTTCCGAGCTGCTCGGCAAGAGCCAGGCCGACTTCATCGAACGGCACGAGCATGGCGGGGAAGTCCGAATCGTGCGGTTGCCGGCGAAGTCGGCGAGCTCTGCCGCCTGGTCGAGTAGCTTTGGACGGGCACCCGCCGGATGATCGCCGCCGCGCCGCTATCCGAGCTCGTCGTCTGGGAGCCGCAGCCCGGCCCGCAGCAGGCTCTCATCGCCTGCCCGGTCTTCGAGGTGTTCTTCGGTGGGGCGCGCGGCGGTGGCAAGAGCTACGGCATTCTCGGCGACTGGCTCGACCACGAAGCGGAGTACGGCGAGCTTGCGCGAGGGCTCGTCGTGCGACGCGAGGCGACGCAGCTCGAGGACCTGATCGAAGACTCGTTCCGCGTCTTCGGCGCGCTCAGCTGGGAATGGCGGGGCGACGTGAAGACGTGGACATCGCCGCGCGGTGCGCGCCTGCGCTTCCGCCCGCTCTGGGACGAAGCCGAC